CTTTTTATCTTCTCCTCCTGCCGGTATACCTTTGCCTCTTTCTTTTCCTCGCCTTCTTCATCTTCTCCCTCCAGCTCCTTGATAGCCACATCCATGGGATCATCTTCCGGCTTTTCCTTTGCCGCTTCGTCGAACAGACTTAACAGCTTATCCACCTTCTGATCCAGGGCAGTTAAGAAAGCGGCATCCTGTACCGTCTGAGCGGTGCCAGTATTCCCATCTTTTTCTGGTTCTCCTCCATCTCCCGTGCCAGTATCCTCTTCCCCGAATGCATCTGCCGCATCCATAGCCAGCTGCTCAATCTCTTCCGGGCTTTTATCCTTTACGGCCTGTCCGAAGATCTTAAAAAATAACCCTTTCTTTTTCATAGCTTTCCTTTCCGGCCGTTTGGCCTGATCTTTTTTAACTGTATTTGAATCTAAAATCGCGGCCCGTTTCCCGGCTCTTCCCCGGTTCACGACCGCAATGTGATTCCCTCGTATATTCTTTTGGCTGAATGCCCCGGATCCATCTGAAACATATTCGCACTCATAACCACAACTGATCTCCCGTTTTCCCCGTTGGATCGCGTCAATCAGTCCTCGGTCATGAATATGCAGATCCGCAATTACATAACCCTCCCATTCATCGGTTCCTTTTCGTATGTTCTGGGCATGGCCCTTTTCATACATACTTGCCGTGTCCGGGGTAAGAAGTTCCGGTGGATGGTCATCTGTAGTCGGTTTCCCTTCAAAACTTGCAAGGGCTGCATCAGAAAACACTTCCTCCGGATACCGATGGACAACAACTATTTTTTCCGCATCAGCCCCCGAAAGCCCCAGTTCACGCCCCAGATATTCCTGATCACCAGTGCGGGCAATCGGGACATTTCTGCAAATCAAAAAGCCCTCGCCAGTTTCAATCTGGTTCGGACTTACGGTGTATCCATAATATGCAAGCATCTTTCTGTTTCCTTTCCGCATTTAGTACATCTCTGCACATATCCGCCATAAGGGCCTTGATGGCGGCACCAGTGCTTTCGATACCGATGTTCACAACCAGGCTTTGCCCAGAAAAACAACCGTTTCAGCCAATTTCTCCATTTGCTCAGTGTTCTTATTGCTGCTCCTTCCTGTTGCGACGTCGCACAACCTTAAGAATGGTACAAAAAATACCACCAGTACAAAACCAGTGGTATTACAAGATTTCTTTGATATCTTCTTCCGCCAGCAGTTCTCCGCTGCCGTCTCCGTATTTTATCCGAGCAACCATAACATCTGTGTCATCGGTGTCTGATTTGTTGGCGTATGTAAGCATCTCGAACCTACATTCAATCCGTCTTCCATCTGTTAGTAACAGCGTTAATTTCTCTCCCCGCTCACCTTTTTCGAATATTTTCTTTAAATTCGGCGAAATCTTTGCCCGACACATGATCAAACCTCCTTTACCGGATGCAGGTGTACCCCCTTACCTGAATACCGAATAGCAAAACGCTTTGTTTCTTCGTATCTGCCTTTTCCAAGATTAAAATATTTTCCGATAGGCTCCTTCGCACTGATAAATTCAATCGGGTACTGCTGATTCTTGCGAAAATCAAATTCCCCAGTCCCGGAATATTCATCCATCAGCTTCTGGATATCCATATTTTTGTAAAACATATCCGGGGCCGTACCTTTCGTTTCCAGATCAGAACGTACCCGCTGTTTCCACTTCTTCGTTCCCTGAATGTGCTCCTGCTGCTTCACGTTTCTTACAGCTGTGATGATTTCTCCATTCCTTAATTTCTCTTTGAAATTACGGGACTTTTCATGATTTGAAACTCTTTTCCTGAGCGCTTCAAACCTTTCACCTTTAGTATACTTCATTTCCCTGAATTTTTCAAAGTCTTTCGGCACTTCATTTCCCAATACTGCCCGGTACTCCCTATGCTGCCTCTTATCCTGCAGGAGCCTCTGCCGATTCCGCTCCTTCTCACGATATGCTTTAATCTGTTTCTTTGTGCGAGGATCCCGATTGATAGGATTCTTTTCAGGGTCAGAGAAATCCTTATCCTTCTGGATCTGCCTCTCTGTTTTTCCTATGGTCGTATACTTAATAAATGAATGGAGGCAATTTGGATGGATATTCAAGTAGGTATTGGTCAGATCGTCCGATCCATCTGGATCCACCTTCCCGAAAGCCAGAGACAAGGGCGGGTAATCTGGATTTGTCCCGCTTTTACTGTACACCCGTCCCTCAAGCGCTGCGCATACCTTACAGGTACTGCCAACTTTTGCGATCTGCCACAGGTCATAGTCATCCGCTGTGAGGAGGGCTGCCACCTCTGCCTGATGGGCAGTTGTGCGGACAGCCATATTCCCATAACTCTGCAAGGACCATTTGCGCCCTGCCTTGTCCACAAAAGCGGTAATTCCCTTGTTTTGCATCTCCTGTACCATAGCCTGACTGCTGTTAATCCATGGGGCGCCTGCTGCCTCCTGGCGTAAAACCTGCTTAAGCGCTGTTTCCCGGAAGGGATCAGCCTCCAGTCTTGCAATTGTGTAGACTGTCTGCACGCTTTTATAAACGGTTTCCGACACCTCCGCGATCTCTCCAAGCAGATTATCGGTCAACTGCTGTATAATGGCAATCTGAGGCGCTGAGAATGTCTCAGTCATCCTTCGTGCATTAGCGTAGCCGGAAGCATCCTTATCCGAATGGTAGAATATCTTTTCGATCATTGTAGGCACATATGCCCAGGATTCATCTACCATGTTCTGGAGAATCCTCTGAACCCGTTCCAGAGCGGCTACCTCTGCATAATCCACATGGCCCGCCCCACGCTTACGGTTGATCGCATTTATGATCTCCCTCTCTGTCCGCAAAAACAGCATACGCATAAAGGCTGTCACATCTGCCCGATCCGGTGGAAGGATCTTCATCTGCGTTGTCATTCAAGCTCCTCCTCACTCCTGTCATCCGGTTCCCGCGGCAGTTCCAACCCCATTATCGGATCCTGCATGGCCTTGGAACTGCTGTAAGTCTGGCCTCTGCCCGCCTCAATGCTTTCATCCGTGATTTTGCCAAACATTCCGGTTTCCTCGGTCAGCATCTGGAGTTCCTGCTGCGCCGTGGCAGCGTCGATCAGGTCATTCTGGTACACTGCCAGGACTGCATTTGTCTTGCGTTCGGCGATCTCTGCCGTTTCTCTGGCATCTGGGGTCTGCATCGGCGGGAAGTCAATCTCCAGATCATCTGGTATCTGCCCCCAGGCTGACACCGCCATGATAGGCAGCAGCCTTTCTATGATCGCCCGGAAATCAGTTTCCCTCAATCCATCTATATAGTCGTAATAATTACGCATATCGGATTCGCCGGTAGAGTTCATTCCTGCCGGTGATCGCCCAAACAGTTTCGTCACTGGCGTTCTGGCTGCTCCTGCTACATCCATCATCACTCTATCATACACATCTGCCAGGCCTGTAAACGTATACTGTACATTGTGCATGGCGTCACCCTTATTGATAATACGGGTGCCGAAGTTGCTTTCCAGGATTGCCTGTGCCTGCATCAAATTCCAAAACCGGCGCTGCATCTCTGTATTTGCAGTCCCAAGAAGCTGATCCAGGCCGTCCGCCTCCAGATAATTGATATTGGCACGGAAGGTCAGGGCTGCAATATTGCCCGACACATTGTCACGCTTGACAATCTCATTGTATATCGCTTCCAGCTCCGATTCTCCCCAATACTGCTCTGCCACCTGCTCCAGCCACGGAAGCTCCCGGCCGATAAAACGGACAACTCTGCTGTGATGCACACGCACAACAGTTTGCCCGGTAATCTCATCCCGAATAATATAATAATCAGGCAGACCAAAATCAGGATCTGACGGATCTGATACCACATCGCTTTCTGGATACACACCACTCCATCGATCCAGAATCTGTAGTTCCAGGAAACTCCCAGGCATCACACTGTCCAGATCCAGGGGCAAGGACATATCATTTTGTCCCCTGATAAGAATTACTCCAACCGCACCGCCGTACAGCCTTCCCCAGCACAGCCCTGTCAGCAATTTCTTTCGTAGCTGAGTGGTCCGTTCCAGCCTGGCCATCTGGTCTATATATTCTGGGGCAATTCTGGACTTGATCTCATACCATTTGCGAACCATATCATTAGGGATAGTAGATACAATATTCTGAACAATCCAGTTGTCCCGGTACAAGCTGGTCAGGAGCTGGTAATTCTAGGTCATACGTGTCAAGGGGTATTCTGTTGCCTGCAAAAGATCCATGGTACCGAAACCAATCCGGGCGGCAGGATTAGAAAAGGCATCCATCGTTGCGGTGGGTGCCTGTGTTGTATCTGCCCGCGTGCGGCGGGTGTTCCTGTTTTTAGACATAATTAAGTTTCCTTCCTCTCTGCTTCATATCCTACTTCCATCCACACCCGCGCGTCATTGCTCACAACCGTAGTCGGGATGTACGTCCGAAGGGCCTTGTAGGCGGCGATCTCTTCCGGGGTGAGGCCGCGTTCGATGGGGGCGGCAAGCTGCCCCAGTATAACCACAGGATCTTTTAATGCATTAAGCTTTGCATTAAGTTCGTCCGCTGTCATGGATACATCCGATGGTGGAGATATATAAAACGCAGTACCACTTACCGCGAACACATATCTATTATCCCCTTTACTTACGCCATAATTTGTCCACGCTGCAATAGTACATAGTGCGGTTTTCCCTCCATTTGCATATGCATTGGACACACGGTTATTTTGGATAAATCTTCCTGGTACGTCTGAAGTATCCACCAACTTCCAGCCGCCGCTTATGCTTTCGGCTGCTACCCGCTGCACATACTTCCCTCGCCCAAGATCGATCTCATCGCATACCCACTGCTGGCCCTTGGCATCTGTATAGTTGCCGCCGGATGATACCGGGATCCCTGGAAGGCCGTTTGGAGTGGACAGCGTAAGGGACTGGGAGCGATCTGCACCGTCAGATACTGCCACGCCGAGGTTTCCGCTCTCCCCCGCCGTCTCCATCTCCTGCGGAGTTTCCGGGCTTGGCGTTCCCTTCTGATCCGTCCGCCCAAACACCCGCAGCCCCTTAAACGCCCGGCCCTCGGCGGCGTCCTTGATGGTGATGTCCGTGCCGGTGACAACAGCGTCAATCAGCTTAGGACCTCGATGCATACGGTACAGACGACCGGGATCCAATCCGATATATCCCATACCAATGATCATATCTTTTCCTAATCTATCCATACTCACCACTTAATCCTTTGAATTTCAACGCTGTTTTCCTCTGCCGCTGTTGAATACACATACAACGTGTTGAATGTCATCCCCGTCCCCGATGCCAAAACATTAACCGTAACAAGCTGTGCGGCATTTGGCAGAATTCTGATCGTTCCCTTTGCCCCCGGGGATACGTCGGATGATGCAGAAACATATATATCATTTTGTCCGAAATTTTTTACTAATACCTCTTTTGTAATCCCTTCCAAAAGAACCGTAACTTTATTTCCTTCCAGCGTAGATATTGTTCTTACGTCAAAGATCATTTTCTCCCTCCATCTGCTCTTTCAATACCCATTTCAGTCTATTCACTATATCTGAAACGGAAATACTACTCTCTGTTTCAAAGTTCACTCTAATATTCGGCGATAATGTCATAGATACCTGTCCCGCATTGCCAGGAGCAGGCCGAAGGATCTCCAACACTTCACTGTCCCCGCATCGGGAATATGTGATCTGTTCATATCCGTACGGAATATCATTCTTTTCTTCTTTGCTCATGACGCTATCCTCCATTTTGGTAGTTTTGTCTTGCAGTAGTACCGGAGAGCATCCGGCCCATGATCCTGCTGTTTTACCGGTTTCTCCTCACCACGTTCGGCAGCCTTATCGTCCCACACATAGGACTGCATTTCCGCAATTAGTCCATTACACCTGCGATTGATCCGGATATTCCTCTTAGCCAGAAGAGTGGATACAATGCGAATCCCATCTATTACCTCATTGTCTGCCGGTTTCACATAATAGCCACGCCCCTGCAGTTCGGTTATAAAGGAGGCAGCAGAGGGGTCTACAATGATCTCACACTGTTCCTCTGGCCTATTTCCCATGAACTCTGCCATATCATCCGCATACTGGGAATCTGTTCTCTGAGGATTGGGGCTGCGTCTGGCTTCTTCCGATCGGCTGTCCCACCGATATTCTCGATCAACCCATAGCGTCTGCCCATCGTCCCAGATATCCAGAAATACACAGGGATTCGTAGTACCGTAATCCACTGCTATGCTCCGAATCGCTGTGCTTTTCAAGCCCATCGGGCGCTGATCATCTGTATACAGATCGTCATCTGTGAACATGGTATAGGTCAGGCCCTCAGCGGCTTTCCACAGCCCCTTGATATAGCGTAGATAGAATACACCGGCATACATACCGCGGTACCGGGCCTTAATCTCTTCTGATAAACTCAGGTTATCATCCATGGTGAAATGCAGATACAGAAGTTTTTTCTTCCGGCACTTATCGATCCAGTTAAGCTTAAACCAATGCATCGGCCCTGCTGGATTGCAGTTAAACCAAAATTTCCGGCCCTCCACAGAACACCGGCCAGTAGCCTGATTGACAAAGGATTCCGGCATCAGTGCAACCTCATCAAAAAAGGTGCCCGCTGCCGTAATGCCCTGCACCAGATCCTGAGAGCCTTCGTCTTTTCCACCAAAAATGAAAAATAATTTGTCTTCCCTTTTCTTGTGACCTCCAGCATATTGGGAAGATCTCCAGAAATGTGATAATCCCAGCGGTATCCTCTGCTGGTAAGCATCAGCTTAAGATTCTGCAGCACGTTACGCTTGAAAGAACTGATCGTCTTTCCAGCCATAATAAAGTTCTTGCCGTCATGACGTTCCATGGCCCACATCACATAGGACAATGACATACTGACTGTCTTTCCTGATCGGATCGCACCGTCTGCGATGATCCCATCCTTATCCTTCACGGGACTGGAATCTACCCACCAGGTAAAAACCTGACGCTGTTTCCGAGAGAACTTTTGAAACTTAAATATCGGTCGTTTCTTCTTTATTGTTCAAATCCTCCGTTTCTTCTTTATCTGCAGAATCAGACCAGTCATCCTCCGTAGCATCATTAAATGCATCAATAAATCCATCATCTTCTGGCTCTTCTTCGTCCTCCTGACCTGCCTTTGCTTTGGCCGCTGCCGTCCTGATCTTCTGTTCCTCTAAATCCTCTTCTGACTTGGTAGTCTGACCCAGGGTATCGCGGATAGCAATGTACGCTTTCACATTACCAGACAGTGCCTCCCGTATCATAGCTGCATTAACAGCTGATTCCAGCGTACTGTCAAGTCCCAACGCATTCAGGACCGGAGTCCATTCTGGGCTATCTATTTCAGCCGTAAGGAGAGCGTTTAGTGTTTTCCGAAAGTCTGCTTTTCTGCGGCGGGCCGCACCAGATGCTTTGCCTCCTTTTCTTCCGTTTTTCACGGCTTCCTCACGGCTTTGATTACTTGTAAAAGGCACTAAGTTTTCATTGTTTGCCATCACCTCACCTTCCTATCTGGCTAAATTTTTGCAATCAAAAAGAGGCAGCCT